ATAACCTACCGTTTCGTGTGTACGGTGACACCGAATTTCGCAGTAAATGCGCAACGGAAAGCGTTGAACAGGTGACGTTCTTCAATCGCTTGCGCACGCAATACCCCGATAGCTGGGGGCTGCTTGCCGTTCACCCGCGCAACGAACAGCAATTACGCGGGGGGCAGTTTGGCAGCATGTCAAAACAGAAAGCCGAGGGAATGTCCCCCGGCGCGTCTGATATTATTTTGCCCGGACGTGTGACGTTTGTGTGTGAGCTGAAGCGCCGTGACCGCACTAAAAGCACATGGCAGGCGGGGCAGGTCGCATATCTAACAGCAGCGCATCAGGCGGGCGCGTTTGCCTGTGTGGCGCTGGGCTGCGATGCCGCGTGGCAAGCGTTTAACGACTGGCTTGCCACGCGGGGTTAGGCAGCCGCCTTGCGTGCAAAGCTGGCCGCACCGCACGCTCGACAGTAATGACCGCCAAAGATTGACGGCTCCCATTCATGGCCCATTGCAGCGCAGTGCCTTTCAAATCCTGCGATTAACTTTCGGATGCGGTTGCTTGTTTCTTCCGGTGTGAGTTCATGTTTCGTCATTGTATTTCTCCCTTTACAAAATAAAATAGGATGTTGGCAATTCGCCAAAGCTGCGAACAATCGACGTATTATAGTAATGTTCGCCGCTAGCTGTTTCAAAAGTTAGCGCGCTCAATACGTCGCCGTTGCTTTGGATCAGGTCTTGGACCGCGTGGGCCAATTCGTCCGGTGTCATTTTAGGTTTTGTCATTGTCGCTTTCTCCCTTTGAATAATCTTTGATGATTAACATACGCGTGTATGTTGACGCGCCAACGCCCATAGCTGCAGCGGCGCGTTCCAGTTTTTCGCGATCGTCGTCCGTCATAAGAACGTGCAACCGGTTTGTGAGTTTTTGTTTTGTGTTTTTCATATGCCATATATACAGCAATGCCAATTACGCGCAACATATATTATGCGCAGAAAAGGTGTTGACAACGCGGGGTGGTTGCTAGATAAAGGGGATACAAGCAACAGCCTGCACAGATCAGGCTGCCAAACTAAAATAGGGAGAAAGTCATGCGCCTGTAAGTCGGTGCGGTTGTGCCGGAAAAAAAGGCTGCTAAATCATCTCAACAAACCGCCTCTGTGTGCGGATTACAAAGCCCCCGTTCGATCCTAAAAAGACGGGCGGGGCAACAGTTAAACAAGGAAACCAAAACAATGACACACCAAGCCTATTTAGAACGTGCAAAGGCAATGCAGCCCGCGCTGCCAGCCGATGACATCGCGCACATTGAACAGCACGGCAACAACCCGGACGTGACCATGCAACAATATGGCCGCGTTGCAAATATCTACGCCGCGATTGACCGTGCGCGCCCAAAACCACCCGCGGCAGCTTATGACCATGAGGCCGAACTGCGCAAGGATATGGAATTTCGCCGCGATATGGTCGAAACCGGAAACGGCCTTTATGAACCGTTAAGCTGGGGGGTGTTGGTATGACTATCTTCGTTTCAATTCACAACATCAAAAAGGCTGTGGGAAGGACTCACGCGCAACTCGATTTTGATTCTGTTGACGTGTTTGCTAAAGACGATACAAGATTTCAAATGTATTTGCCCCATGGCACAGGCCCAGCCGTAGCCGATGCAATCAACGCCGCAATCAAGCCAAAGGAAGCCGAATGACCCTATATCACGCAACCATAGCCGCCGCTGTGTTCCTCGCAGCATACCTTGCCGTTGTTATGCCTTATGTGGCCTACCTATACGCAACGGGGGCCGTGTGATGGATATGCAAGAAATCGCATCGATTATACTTAAATCAATGCTTGGAAGAACTTTGACAAAGGGGTCAATGGTTGCCGCAGACGCCATACTCGCCGCCCTGCCCGACATGATTGCGCCGCTGGTGTGGGAGTACAACGAATTGCGGGCGGAGTTGACGTCTGGCGCATACTGCATCGCACTGGATGGACCAGACCCTACACTTTTCATTGCTTGGGTAGAAGATGGCTTACCTTTCATGTTCATTTGTGACGCCAAAGCCGCAGCCGACGCCCTCAACCTCGCCGCTATTATGGCAGCGTTTAACCAACCAAAGGAACCAACATGAAAGACGCTTGGAATGCCAGCGCCAATGACGTTAAAACTGCGTCAATACTGGCAAGCGCATCACAACCTGACAGCAACCCAAAAACCGCGCTTGGTCAGGCAAAGCCAAGGTTAAGCGACACCCCTACTGAAAGCATAAAACAGCTTGGCCTTGTTCATTCAATGGGCGCGGCCAAGTATGGCGCATTTAACTGGCGCGAACACAACGTCTCTGCGACAGTTTACTATGATGCGGCAATGCGTCACCTTATGGCATATTTTGACGGGCAAGACTTAGACCCAGAAAGCGGATTTCCCCACCTTGCGCACGTCATGGCTTGTGCCAGCATTTTAATTGACGCAAAGAAAAATGAAACCCTTAACGATAATAGGCCAAAAAATGAAACTGGTAGTATTAGAAAGCCCTTATGCGGGCAACGTCGCGGACAATGAAACCTATGCGCGGGCGTGCGTGCGTGACAGCCTGGAACGTGGCGAAGCGCCTATTGCGTCGCACTTGCTTTACACGCAGCCCGGCGTTCTTGACGACACCGACCCGGTCGAAAGAGCGAAAGGCATCGCGTCTGGGCTGGCATGGTTAAAGAAAGCCGATGCGTCCGTGTTCTACGTTGATCGCGGCATCAGCGACGGAATGCTGCAAGGCATGTTAGACGCGCAAGAATGGGGCGTGCCGATCAAGCTGCGCAGACTTAAAACCAAACCGTAAATCGACCGTCTTGCAACTTAAAGACGTAGGTTTATTTCCTTGAACCTACCTCTGGTTTTTGTGTCAAAAGACGCGCCATAAATTCCACTTGTATCAACAAATTGCATTTCCTCCTCGAATTGCGTTGTTGATACAATTGAAGGTAACTGCGTCCAGTGCATACCGCCAAAAGTGTCAGATTTTGAAGAATGCAAGTGACCCGTATACATAAAATGAAAATCACTTAATCCGTAAAGTTCCCTAAACGTGTGCTGTATGCTTGCAGCCAGCGCCATAGGCTTTTGCCCGTGACCGTGGTGTGACGATATAAATACCCGACCACGCTGAAAGATGCTAACGTGGCTTTCTTGAGTTTCAATTTTCACGCGCGAATTGTTGTCGTATCGCATCTGCAACGCCATTAAAATAGGCTGTGGAATGTTTGGGTCGTGATTGCCTGGGTTTGACTGATATATGACTTCGTTGTGCGTGGTAAGTGCCATTTCAATTTGCCAAACTGCGGTTTCCAGTGACAAAAGCAAATTGCTGCCGTGCGTGCCTTCAACTTTTAGCTTGTGACCGCTTTTAACGGTCACGTCCCTGTCGTCGTTGGCGTGCAATCTGTCTCCATTATCAAGGATAATTGCGGTATCCGCCGGGGACAAGCTGCCGTGCAGTTCGCTAAACCCTGATTTGACACGATCAACCGCTATTTCTCGGTTGTAGGCTCTGTGGCCCTGACCGGCGGGCATGGTCGCGCCTAGATGCCAGTCAGAATTGGCAAACAAATTAACCACATCTTCACGCGGTCTTGATCCCATAATAATTTTGGGAATTGCAATTACGCCGCTAAGTGTATCCGCAATCTTAGCCGCTACGCTTTCCGGCGATGCCGTTTCATCTGCCGGCGCAGCCCAACGCGTGGTGCCTGTCTTGTTGCCGGTGGCCGGGTCATAGTTGTGTATCCATCCGCCCTTTGCCTCGACGCCGTTAAGCCCCGCGCCCTGCATGGCGGATCGCGCGCCGTCTGACAGGTGAAACCCCCGCGACTTAGCAACGCTTAGACGGTTTGTAAACGTGTTAGGATGGATGCCTAGCTCTTTCGCGGCAAGGTTTCCTTTGCCGTTATTGCGGGCATATGCGTCAACGGCTTCAATTGCGAGCTTGTCGCTTAGTGGGGGTGTGGGCATGGTTCAACCTTTTATTTATTGCGTGTGCAGATTAAACCCTATTTACACCACGCTTGCAACTGATCCAACAATACGTTAAGCGCCCGCCTTGATTGTGGGCCGCCGTCAACCAGTGCGCCTTGGGCTGCATCAACGCGACTTTGCGCTGTTGCTTCGCATCCAGCCCTATCGTTTGGCGTGGTCGCGCAGGCTGTCATTAACATCAGCGCAAGACAGATCGCGGCGTGTCGCATCCTCAATGCGCTTTTTTGTTGCAATATATTCATTGAGTTCGTCCACTTCCGTTTCGTTTCGTTGATTGCTTTTGCCCTTGAAAAACGCAAAAGCCACGCCCGCGATAAAAACCGCAATTCCAATAAGTGCCTCGATCATGTCTTTGCCTTTCTGTTGCGCCATTTATCAAACGCGAAATAACCTTCCGAGATAGCAAGCGCGGTGACTGCTACAATATCCGCGTTCTCGTAGAACACGGCGGCTGTGCCCTCGGTGGCAATCCCTGCCGACACGGCGGCAAGAGCGCCAAGCCGCAAGACTGTGCGGGCGATGAGTGCGTAATTCATTTGAAACCTTTCCATGCGGCAAAGAACGCCGCGATTGCAGCCCAGAACCCGCCAACGGGGGCTGCTGTGGGCTTTGGTGTGGCCTTTGCGGTAGCGGGTCGCAAAAACAGTTTGCGTTCATCAGCGCGGCGATTTTTAAGCCCTTGAGACACAACCTTACGCCCGCCCTTGGTTTCTTTGTTCCATAGCAGGATGGATGCCGCAGACCGCGCCTTGTCGCCATTGTTAAAGTGACGCAGCGCAGACGAATTTGCAAACCCGGTTGGGCCTATGTTGTAAGCAAGTGACAGGAACGCCGCACGCTCGTTGTCATTTATTGTTGCCGTAATTAGCGGATCCACTTTTGCCGCGAATTTAACCAGCGCCTTTTCTAGATACCATTCGGCTTCGGGCTGTGTGATCGTCATACCCATGCGCGGGACAATCCCCACGCCAGCCCGTGCAGTTGTGCCATAACCAATCGTCAACACCCCCGCGCTGCAAAGGTATGTGGAAAGGCAAAGCCCCTCCCATCGCTTGATAATTTCTGTCGCTTGCTGTGGAATGCCCATCGGTTCCCTCAATTCTTAATACTGCGCAGGATCGCCTTGATGTCCGCGCTGATTTCATCAAGCCGCGTATCCATGCGGTCGCGGCTGTCTTTGGCGGATTGCAAATCTTCTTTGCGCTGTGTCCAAAGTCGCTTGATGTCCGCCGCGTTTGCAATGCCGCGCGCCTCAAGCCTTACAAACCAAACAACAACACCGACGCAAGCCGCGATTACTGCCCAAAATTCACGAATAACGTCCATTAGATGCCTGCTTTCAAGAGTGTTTTTTTCGCGGCTTCGACCTCCGCAGCCCATGCACTTGCGCAATGATTTGGCGTAAACCAAAACACGCGGTCAATCATGTTGCGGCGCTTGGCCCATTTTGCGTTTGTCTTGCCGTCGATGTAGGCCCGTGCGCTTGTCGTCTGGTGCGTTGACCCGCCAAACACAGCCGCGTTGATAACCCGACTGCCCGACGAAATAAGCATTTCAGCAAATCGGGCTAGGATATATAACGGGCGTGATAGGCGGGCGTTAATCATACGTTGACCTGCGCCGCTTGCAAAAACAGCGTGTCCATATGCTCGTCGGTGTAATTCAGCAAGTGGCCAAAAAACGCTATGTCTTGACTTGTGCGAACCCAGTCCGCCGTGTTGTCAATCACGACTTTTTCAGCCCATGACGCAGTTTCCCGGTATGCTAGAACCTTGCCCCATTCGGTTTCGCCTAGCGTCAGTATGCCTTGCAGCTTGCTAATGGGCGCAATTGTTGCGCGGGCCTCCGCTTCGCTCATTTCGATAACCTCCCAGCCAGCAGTCCAGAATCCATTAACTAAACGTGGAAACCCCCACGCTACGGCCCTAAAGCCAAAATCTGTCTTAGGTTTAGGCAGATTGTCAACGCGATAAACACCGCGCGGGTTTAGGTGCTTGTCAGAGCGGCCCGTGGTGTTGAAGTCACCGCGAAACCTTTCAAAAGAATACGCAGACGCAACGCCGTCAGTTACTTTAATAAGTTCGGTCATTAGATGATGTCCTCTGCGATCAAGTTGACAGTTGTGCCGCTGTCTTTTGTGACGAAGGTGTAAGTTACACGGTCGCCTATAGCTGTGGCGCTTGGTGTTCCTACGATTGTGGGCAGTGTTAGGGAAAAGGCGGATGCTAGCGTGTACTGAAACACTGTGTCGCTAGAAGAACCCACAATAAACATAGACGTTCCGTCAGTGTTAAATGCTAACGCCTGTGGGTTGATTTCCTGCGAAGCAATGCTAAAGCTTTTGCTGGCGTATGATGCAGTAGATACATCAAACCCAGTTGATAGCGTGTATTGATACACAGAGTCGTTTGCGAACCCTACAATAAGCATAGACGTTCCGTCAGTGTTAAATGCTAGACCCGTTGGGCCTGTATCCTGTGAAGAAACACTAAAGCTCTTGCTTGCGTATGATGCAGTAGATACATCAAACCCAGTTGATAGCGTGTACTGAAACACTGTGTCGCTAGAAGAACCCACAATAAACATAGACGTTCCGTCAGTGTTAAATGCTAAACCTGCTGGTATAGTATCTTGCGAAGAAACACTAAAGCTCTTGCTTGCGTATGATGCAGTAGATACATCAAACCCAGTTGATAGCGTGTATTGATACACCCTGTCGTTTGCAGACCCTACAATAAACATAGAAGTGCCATCAGTGTTAAATGCTAACGCCTGTGGGCTGTCCTCCTGCGAAGCAACACTAAAACTCTTACTAGCGTATGAAGCTGTAGATACATCAAAACCTGTGCTTAGGGTGTACTGAAACACAGAGTCGTTTGCTGTCCCCACAATAAACATAGACGTTCCGTCAGTGCTAAATGCTAACGCTTGCGGGATTGTATCCTGTGAAGAAACACTAAAGCTCTTGCTTGCGTAACTTGCAGCCGCCAGATCAAAAGTCGTGGTTGCATCGACCGCAGTTACATAAGAATACTGCCACTTAGCATCTGCAGGAACACTTGAAAAACTTACTGTCGTGTCAGCGGTCAGTGCGCCTTGGTCAAAAAAGTTGTATGTTGCAACATCTAGCGAAGGGGTTGTACCAGACACGTTGACAGGTTTGTGTGATGCTAAAAACGCAGAAAGATCGCCTGCAAGCTCTTGAGGCGTGCGAAACTCCCCGCCGTCCTCTGCCGCATTGGCGCGAATGTAGTCGCCAGCCTTGCCCGTCAACGGGGGCAGATCGCCAGCAAGCGCGGTGGCAAGCACATTTTCAACAACGTCCTGCGCATAAGTAATAAACGTAACAAGCTCCGGCCCGTTTGTGTCGGTAAGCCACGTCAGAAAATTATCGACATTTGTGTCAAGAACCGGGTTTGACTGCTCTTTTGCAGGCAAATCGCCGGGATAAGGTGTAATTGTTGGTGTTGTCATAATTCTTCCGCCTCTACTGTGGCCTTAGATGTGCCGACACCTTGCGCCGTTGGGTTTGCCGACGATAAAGTGCCGTAAATTGAAAATTCTGGATATTGGTCGTCAGCAACAAACACCGCGCCGATGCCGTCAATGTCATTAACCATGCGCCAAAATGCGTTGGCTTCATAATTTAACAGCGTGATATTGTATGAAACAATCGACGACGTGGTGCGCTGCAAAAGCGATGTCAACGCGCCGTCTGTCTTTTTGAACGACCGGCTCTTTAGCGTCTTGCCAGTGCCAACGCCAACAATGCCAAACTGTGAGACAATGCCCGCCGCAATTGTGGCAACCTTTGCAACGTCGCCCGCGTTCGTGATTGTAATATCAATTGACGCATTTTGCGGAATGTTTAACGCAAAGTTGATGTGCTTGCGTTCAAACGATTTTGGTACAAAACACCACTTCCAAAATGAGCCACCGTAAAGTGCCTCATCCTTGAGGTCATAGCTTACGTTGGCCGCATCGCCTGTGGTTGTGACCGTGGCGACGATTGTGATGTTGGTTGCCTGCACGCCAAAGAACGCGATGCCGCTGATGCGTGACAATGCCTCAAGCGTGTAAGTAATTGTGTCCGCATTGCTGGTGACCGTTTCAATAACGCGATATTTATCAATTCCAACCTGTTGATCAAAAGCCGCGTAACGGTTGCCCGGCCCCGCATCAAACCAATCTGTGGCCGTCGCGCTTGGTTCTTGCGATGTTGACGCCGCGCTAACCTCGAAAATACGTTCCCCGACACGTTTTTGCGTGCCGAGCGAATACGTGCCAGCCGTCCACGCAGTTTCAAGCGCCACATTCGACGCCGTGATGTTGGCGTCAGCAATCAAAAGAGGCACAACAATTTGCAGTGGCGTTGTCATGTTGCGGCCTCCAATGTTAGGGCGTTGGTGTAGTCGGTGTTTTCTGCTGTCTGCGACGATGAATTGGCGGTAATCTCTGATGTTGATTGTAGCACATCTATACGCGCATTCAACGACTTTAATTCCGCAAGCATTTCCGCCTGCGACTTTTCAGGGCTATAAGCGATATTATTTGCAGCCCGCGACAAGCCCCGCCGAAAGTCAACGCCAGTCGCAAAGGCGTTTTCGTTTGTGTTCATCGCGTCGGATAGTTTATTTACCGCAGCCGCCGCATCCTCCGCTACAAAAATCTGCGCAAGCAACGCTTTGTTGTGTTCGTTTGTGGCGTCCATTTCACGGCCTCGCATAATGGCCGTCAACTCTTCGGTTTTGCCCTGCGCCTGCAATAAACGATCGGTCAAGGCGACGCGATTTTGCGCCACCGCAAAGAGTTGGTTAACGCTGTCAATATGTGGCACAAGATTTGCAAGGCTTTCACCCATGCGTGCAAACTCTTTTGAAATTGCCGCAGACTTTGCAGCCTCGTCTAGCCCTTTTAGCGACAGGGAAAAGCTGTGCGTAAACCCGTCAAATATAGAACTGGAAACGCCAAGCGACTCTGCCGCGCCCACTACGCTTTCGCGCACAAGGAAGGCCGCTTGGTCCATTGCACCCGCGCTTAGTGTCTTGGTGATGGTTGACCGCTTTTTAGACAAGCCAAAGAACCGCGACTTTTCAATCTTTTGGAACGATTGGAATGCCGCGTCCTCCATTGAAATGACACCCTTGATGCCCTCGTCAATGGTTTTTGTCTTTGACTTAAAGAACGAAACAACCGCAAAGACCGCAGCCAATGGCAAGACAGCCGCACCCGCAGCCGCCATTAAACCACCCGACCCAGAAAGCGCAGTCGTCAAAGCCCCTGCGCCGCCAGACAGGCCGCCAGACATCAACCCGCTGCCTACGCTGCCCAAGCCGCCGAGAAAGCCTGTGCCAGCAACCGCAGCGCTTCCAGCCGTTGCCGCTGTTCCAAAGCCACCAAGCAGGCCGGACATTACTCCACCGCCAGCCGCTCCAGCCGCCGCGCCAGCACCCGCGCCGCCCATGCCAAGGCTAATCATAATCTTGTTTTTGACAGCCATTGCAATCATCTGCGATAGCATACGCTTGAACGTGTCAACAATAGACAGTGCAAAGCCCTTAAAGTCTTTCAGCCCGCCGCTTACAAAATCGCCAAAAGCGCCAGCCATGCTGTCGATCCCGCTAACTAGGATTTGCGCTTTTGCTTTGCCCAGATCCTCGGTGGTCATAGCGGCTTCTTTCATTGCCGCATCAAACGCTTCGGTTTCTGTTTTCAATTCCTCTATTTCAGGAACGGTATTGCCCGCAGATTTTCCAGTAGAAGTAAGCGATTTATCAAGCAGGTCACTTGCTATCTTTGCTGCGTTTACTTCTTCGGCTGTTTCCGCGATTTTTGTTGTGAAAGCTTCAAAGGCTGTCGATGTTGCGGTTGTTGAGCTAAACAATTGCCTTGCGGTTGCCGATGCCGCCTGCGCTGTCGCTGTGTATTCCAGAGACATCTTACGCAAGCCGTCGGAAACCTTGCGCCGCAATGGCGTTTGCAGGTCAAGGCCAAGCGCACGTTCTAAGCTGTTCAACGGTCCAGTGATAAAGCTATCAACAAAGTTAAAACCGCTGTCCAGAACTGACGCAAAGGCTTGCAGGAATGTCGCTGAAAACCCAGCCGCGACCGATTGAGATACAGCAAGCAAAGCAGCTAAAAACGTTCCGATGTCAGTCACAACAGCGCGTGACAAAACGGCAACGGCCTTGAACGCTTCGCCAAAACCGCCTGTGCCTTTGACTAACTCCAAAAATTTGCCAATTAGCAATCCGGCAACGACGACAACCGCGCCAATGCCGGTGGCAAGCAACGCGCCTTTTAATGTAATCAAACTAACAACAAACGTGGCCGCTGCGACTGTCGCGCCTATAATCGCAGGCGTAAAGCCAATAACAAGCGCACCTGTGGCCGCGATAACAATTCCAGAAACGGCGTCGATGTTTTCTCCTACAAAGGAAAACACGCCAGCAAGGCCGGATAAAGCATTTATTCCAATTTCTGCTATTCCAAATAATGCCGCGCCAATGCCCTGGATTGCTGCAACAAATCGCGGATCGGTTATTGACACAATCAACCTGTCAATTGACGAACGCAGCGTTTCTGTTGCGGGGCCAGACAATTCAAACAGATCGCCAAACGAGTTGCCAAGCGCAGCCAATGCACCGCCCAGCGTGTCACGCGCTGCCGCTGCCGATCCACCAAATTGCTTTTCCAGTTCGCCCAGAATAATGCCCTGCGCGCCCGCAATGTCGTTTGTGGCAACCATTGCTTTAACAACGTCTTTTTGCGCTTCGGTAAATTGGATGCCCGACCGGGATAGCGCTGTCATACCCAAAACCGGATCGTTCAATGCCTTGCCGACTTGCAGCGCCGCCGCCTTCAGGTCCGTACCCATTGCGGTCGCAAGGTCCATTGTGGCGACTGTGGCCTTGTCAAAGGTTTCCCCTTGAATTGCAGTAAATGTTAGCAAGACGCCTTGCATCGCGTTGGTTGCTTCGTCGCCAAACTTTGTAACGCTTTGCAATGCTAATGCGTGTGCGTTTAGCTGGTCAATCGTTTTACCAGCCGCGCCGCCTGTTGATAGCAGAGCAGCCGCAAGCTGTGCCTGCGCCGCATCGGCCGTAACGGTGGCGTCCACAAACTTGTTTAGACTAGCGCCAGCCGCGACAACAGACACAAGCGCCCCAACCGCGGCCGTGGCGGCAACGGCAAACTTTCGCATACCAGCTGCAGCAACGCCGCCAGATGTCGCCCCAAGCCGCCCCATACCAGCCGCAGCGCCGTCGGCGGCCCGTTCGGTCTTGCGCCCGGCGCGTGTTGTGTCGTCCAGCGCGCGTTCGCCCTTTTTCAAGCCGCGCGTATCAACGCCTAGAACAAGGTTTGCAAAATCAGCCATGTGTTATTCATCCTTGAACGGTTGCGACCCGCCACAACAGCGGGCCGTCATTTGGTTTTCTTGCGTTGGTCTGGCGGTATGGAAAACGGGCTTGTGCCTTCATTCATGCCAGTAACAAAAGCGTCTGACATTTTCTTTATTAGGCTGGCTTCCCAAGGCTCAATCGTGTCCATGGTCAGGGACGCATAGGCCGCGATGTCAACCCAATCAAGCGACTGAAAGCCGCCCATCGGTCCAGACTTTATAGGCCCGGCTTCGATTAGGATATTTAGCAAGTATTCCCCCGCATCCAATTCTACAAAAGGCGCGGGAGTGTTGTTTGCGGTGTGACGCATCAAACGGCTTTCTTTCGGCCGTTCACTTTTGTCGTTCTTAAACTCGATTAAGGCGTTCAACCATCCGGCTTGGTGTGCGGCAAGTATTAGTTGCCTTTGCCGTTTCCCAAGCGATTCGCCTGCTTAGATGCAAAGTCGCTGCACTGCTTTGCAAACGGGTTGTTTGACATTTCAAACACAGGGTCGCCGTCTTTATTCAAGACAGGCTCACCGTCCGCATCCTCTTTCACGCCCATATGCACAAAAGTCAGGTTCAGGAACCACATCGCATCGTCCGCGGTTGCAGGCTTGCCGTCTTTGTCTACGTTTTCAAAACCAATAATGAATGGCGCCCACGTTTCGCAAAGTTGATTATGCACGTCCTCCATCACGCGGTCTTCGCCGTCGCTGCCCTTGGCCTTTGCAGCCTTAGACATCATAGCGGCCTTTTGTGCTGCCCGCATTTTGGCCTGCATGGATGCCGAAGCTGTACCGCGCAAGATAACACGGCAAGGCTTGTCGCCGTCCATCAGCGCCTCGCCTGTCCATTCGTCAACGATCTGCATTGATGAGCCGATTTCCGCTTTTGCGCGGCTGTCAAATTTAGAAAAATCCATTTGGTAAATCCTTGGGGTTCTGGTTCAAGTGGGGCGACGGGCGAACCAAACCGCGCCGCCCCTACCGCCGAGGCGGATTTAGGAAGGCTCTACGTCGTCAACTGTAACAGCGTTTTGCTTAAAGTTGATCGACCCGCCTTGAAAGGACGTGTCGTCTTTTGGGTTTTCTTCATACATGTGCAAATATCCGTGCGCGTATTGCACAACGTCACCAGCAACAGGTGCAGGGCCGTCGCCTGTGTCTGTTCCAGATCCGTGGACAATCTTTAGCGAATATAGGCCAGATGTGCTGCCCGCTGCGACAATGGCTGTGGCGATGCCTGTATCCGTGCCGTCGCCATGGTAGGTAAACGATACGTCCTTGCCCGTGGCCGCGCCTTTGATGCCTGTTGTAAAGCCTGTTCCGAGGTCTGAAACTTCAATGTTGTTGTGCGTCACGCCAAAAACGGGCAATTGAATTGTGCCTTTTAGCTGCACCATTGTCAGTGCTTCAAATCCTGCTTTGTTGTTGGTGGCCGGTGAGCCTGCGACGCCGTAAAGCGTCAGGCCAATGTTACTTTTGTCAGTCATGTGCTTGGTATCCTTTTCAAGCGATTAAGCCCAACGCGGGCATTTATTTATTGACGCGAAACCAGCCGATTTTCAGCCATGCATCAATATCTTTTTCAAGGGGTGTAGCGAATCCGCCCGCCTTGTTTGTGAGGTTTACCTTGACCGGCTTTTCGGCAACGCTTGTGGGGCTTGCCAATGGCGCATCAATGCGGGCCGGGGTGTTTTGCTTTTTCATGTCATACTTTCGTAGCTGATATAAATCGGGGTTTCCCACCGCACGCCTTCTTCGCGGCCTTGTCGCACGCTGTGGCCTGTTATCGTAACCCGCGTGTCGTTTGCAGTGACGCGCAACCCGCGCTTGAAATAAGCGACGATCTCGCCCGCCTTGCGCTTGGTGACGACTTCGTAAACGTCAAGAGGCGAAACTAGCGTAATGACCAGAAACCCTTGGCGCATGTAAACTTGATCCGACAGCCCGGCTGCGACGTTATCGTTAGGCAACAAAAACAGCGTAACGTGTTCGTCAGCTGGTTGATCGCCACCCTTCTGTGACCACAACGCGGGATAGCCCAGCGCGGTTGCCATAACGTCCGCTTGCGCGTTAAGGGCTTGCAAGATGTCGCTCTCTACATTGCTCATTGTCTGCCAATCTCTATGTTAAGCTGTCGGACAATGCTTTGGAATTTCTGCACAGTCAGCGCGACCATTCCAGCTGGCGCCTTGCGTGAAAAGCCGCCGATAGTCTTTGGCCCGTCAGGATATCCGCCCTCTTCCAACTTTAAGATGTAGGGCAGGTTGTTTGTCAGGTAGATAATGTCGCCCGCGTTCATCGTCGCAATCTTTGCTTGCACTTTTGCCATAGTTGCCGCGCCGCTAGGGTCTGTTGCGTTTACGGTTCCGGTCGCTGGTGAGCCGATGGACGGTTGCCAGTTTGCCCGCGCGCCGCCCTTATCAACGGGGGTTTCAAATATCACATTGCGGAAAACGTCCTTTGCAACACGCCGGGCCAAGGTGTCCATCTTGCGTTCAGTCTTTGTTTGCGCTGCCCGCAATTGATCCGCGAAACTACCCACGGCACACCATGTCATAAAGCGCAGTCTGTCCACCCGATGCCACACGGCCGGTGTCAACAATCGTGCGCGTCTTTGTGACGCCAGCAAAAGAAAATGTGACAAGATCCGCAGACGTGATTTCAATCCCGATCGGCTCGACAATCACTTGGAAGTCGCCAGCCTTAATGTTTGTTCCGTCAACCCTGCTGCCGTCAATCAGAAATACCGCCATGCGGGCTGTGACCGCCGTTGGCGTTGTGCCAGCCGTGCCGCCCGTTGGGTCGCTTGGTCCGCCGCCGGTGGCCTGTGGTGTCGGCTGTTTAATTGTGCCTGCCTGGATCGCGTCCGGCTGCTTTGCGGCGATCTTGTTAAAAGCCGCTGTTACCTGTGCTGCAATTGTAGCCATTAGCCACGCACCATGTTAGCCATGCCCACGCCACCCCGAATGTAACCGCGCAACAGCCCTTCAACCGCGACAATGCGTGGCGTTGATGTTGGCAGGGTATCGCCCGCGATTGTGATCGGCCCGACCGTGATGCTTTCGCTTGTCGTGCTGGTTTCAATCGTTGCGAACGGATCAAGCCCGCCTTGCAGGATAAACGCCATTTCAAATTGCGCGTGCTTGATGTCAAGAGGGATTGTGTCAGGATCGACAGGCCAACTATCCACAAGGTCATTGACTAAGCGCGGCCACGACATGGCTTGAAATTGAAATTGCTTCATTCCGATGAAAGAGTATTTACGGTCAAGGTAGTTTGCCGCTTTGCGCATGTTGATTTCGTTCGCCGCATCGGTGGCAGCAAGCGTGTAACCCATGCCCAGCGCGTAGCCCTCGTAATCCGCAAGCGTGCCGTAGCTGTCAGCGTTTACGCCGCCAATTGTGGTATCAAGTGCCATGTGCGGTCCCTTCTAAACTTAGTGAAGGGGCAAGCCGAAGCCCGCCCCTCTGCTAAACTTAGCCTAACAGTGTTGCGACGAAATTCGGCTTCCAAACCTTCGCGGCGTAGAAAGTCGTAATGTCAAACATCGACTTTCCGTAGCCCTTGTAAACGCCGATGTCGTAAACAAGACCGGAGAGCGGATCCTGTACGGTCAGGCGGTCGACGGCGGCGTCACCACCCAATGGCTGCGCAGGCGGCCGCACAACCAACTCACAGGCCGCGCGGTGGAATGCCACGTTGGCTGTGTGGTTGTTCAGGATTGTGATGTTGTCGTTGTCAAGCAACGCAACACGGACACCCGGTGCAGCAATTGTGATGTTGCCAGTCGCGCCAGACGCAAGGCCCACTTCAACAACATACTTGTTTGCGGTGTCGGATGCGAAAGTAACAACGTCACCGGCCTTGTAACCTGTGCCGCCTGCGGTGATGTTTTCCAACGGGATAACAGTTGTGCCAACAGCAACGCCGGATGCGTCGTTTGTGCGCCCGCCTGTTGCCGAACCTTTGACGTGCGATGCAATGCCGTTGCTTTCCTTGAGCATCAAGCCCTGAAGGTTAAGCAATTCGCCGCGACGCAACAGCTCCTCGCCGCCAGCTTCATTGACACGCTGCAATTGTGCAAGGTTGCGCAACTTTGTACCTGCGCGGCTGTTCATCGCAATTGTGGCTTGTCCGTCAAGTGGCATTCCGTTGTCAACCAAGATTTCACGGATTTCTGCAACTTCATCAAAGTTGGAACCGAAAGGCGTGGTGCCAGCTGTGCCGATTGCGCGCGACGCACCAAGTGCAAGCGTAGACGCCGTGTGGCTTTCGATTGCGTTGGTGATTTTGCGCATGGCTTGTGCGATTTGGTCGCCATAGACGGTTTCGTATCCGGCGCCGTTGTTCAGGTGCTTAATGTCCTCGCCGGTGTAAGGGATTTGAATGTTGGCAACCTTGTCGATGGTCATTTCCTTGTTGTCAACAGTCTGGTCATCACCTTCTGGGATGGTCATCGCAGGCGCGTAGCTGTCGTTCAGCGTTGGCGTGCGGGTGTAGGCAGCGCGAACCGTGTCACCAAACGCAGCACCTTCGGAGCCGGCGTTGATTGTAACGGATGGAATGACGCCAACCAATTCACGGCCAACAATGTCGGCTGCGCGGTAGATGTCTGCTGCGAGGTCTGTGAGTACGTTTGCCATTTGTTAGGCTCCTTTTGCGGGGGCTAGTCTTTGACTGTGCCGCCTGATTTTGCATGTGTTGCGCGCTCGTATTGTGACATTGCGTCAAAAGCCGCGCGCGTGACTGTCGGTTTGTCAGGCGTCCCGCCTTGTGATCCGGCTGGCTTCCCGCCGCCGCCCTTGCCTGCATCCCGAACCGCGTATGATTTGGATGTCGCAAGTTCCTTCGCCAGATCGGCTAGGGTCGCGCCGTGGTCAGATCCTGATCCAATCATCGGCTTTCCGTCGGATGTCATCACCTTTACAGTGCCGTCATCGTGAAACTGTAGGCGGCCCATTGCGCTTGATGCGATGTCGTCAATGGCGTCTGGAATAAATCCGGCCTTTGCCAACTCTGCTTTCATGTCGCTGGATGCGCCGCGTTGCATCATTTTGCTGATCTTGTCATTTGCGCCGGTCAGCTTGCCTTCGTAATCGTTCTTCATCGCGTCTAGCTTGGCCTGCGCATCGTCTGCGCCCTTGCCGTTGCCTTTGGCCTTTTCGGTCAGGTCTGCGAATTTGGCGTCGATTTCATCCGGGCTTCCATACCTTGAATAAGCAGACACATTTTCACGCTCTTTAGATAAAGCGGACCGCAGCCCCGATACGTCCTCTGGTGCAGCAAGCGCGCCTAGATCAAGGTTGCCGTCTGTTACGTGGGTTTGCAGCCATGTTGGCAGTGTTGTCGCGTCTGATATTTCGATTTTCATTGGTTCAGCTTCCCGCTGTTAAACGCGTTAGCATCCCGCCAACGCAAAAAGCCCCGCCTAAGCAGGGTTGTTTGGTTCGTGTTGTGGTTAGTGTCGCGCCTTGTAAGTGTGTCCCGTCTTGGGTTGGCATTTACGGGTTAATTATGCCCGATCAGTTGCAACTAAGCCAAAGGAGGAATTGCGCCTCACATCACACACAAAAGGCGCGAAATTACACACTAATTAAAGCGCGTAGGTAGTCAAGGCAAGTAATACACCACTTTTACGCAGGGCGCAAGGGGGTTGTTACGGTGCGGAAAACTCACAAACCGTGCAAGCCTCGTCTTTGTAGGTTCCCACCACAAGATACTGGCCGGACAAACGGTCACGCCTCATGTGAAAGAAAACCGACTCGACTTCGGGGTAATCATAAATCGGGCGCACAATAGTGTCGCGCGAATACGAATCAACCATTGGCAGCGGCAACATGGCGCGGAACGTGTCGCCACGCTTCATTGCTTCAATGTCAAAAGTCGAGTGAGAGTCAGCCCAAGCGTCTAAAATTATTTGTTGATTTGTCATGTCATTTTCCATTTGTTGCTGGTTAAACCCTAGCCTGCAATTCCATCAACGTCAACGGCCTACCGTTTGCATCCATCAGATCCCGAAACGATATTTTCCCGTCACGCCATAGCTTTGCGCGGCCAACGCCTAAGTTCTCGTCTTGCTCTGCAACAGTGCGCTTTGACAGCCAGCCCTCGAACGAGGTGTCTTGCGCTATCTGCCCGTCAAGGCTCGACCGCGTTGTGTCCGTCATTTCGTCAATGTCAAAACCCAATTCGCGGAAAGACTTCAGCACAGGCGCAGACGTTGACCGACAGCCCCAATGCAGGTTTCCCGGCCCGCCTCCCCAAGGCAACGTGTGGTCAATCGGTTCATGCGTGCCGACGGTATATGTCAGCCCGTCGCGCGCACCGCATTCGGTCGTTGTGCGCAGATCAATTGTGCTTACCCACTGTTCGGCTTTTACAATGTCGTCATTTTCGGCGTAGACCGCTTGCCGCGATGCCTGCGAAACTGCTTGCGTTGCAGATCGCACAAGGCTGTCGGCATGTTGGCGCGTGATGTCCATAAAGCCATTGACTACCTCGCCGTTTTGCTTTCCGCCCCGAATGCGCCGAATTAACTGCGCGTTTGTTTCGCCTTGCGCGATGCCAAGCCGCATGTTGTCTGTGAACCGCTTAAGCGTGTCGCCAGCTTGCCGTGATAGGGTTTCGGCCACTGGTGCGCCCTGAACCAAAAGATCGCCCGTAATGGCCACCAATTGCCCGCGTGTCAGTTCGGACGTGATAAGCTGCACGCCTGCACCGTTGTTGATCGCAGCGACAGCAAACCGCGCTTCCATGTCCGCAATCTCGCGCAGTTCATTGGCCAGCCGCTTGCCTTCGCTGCGATAGGATGCAACGATTGTGGCCTTGACCTGATCGAGCAGCTTTTCCAGCCGGGCCGCGCGGCGCGATATGCTGCCAATACCAGTCGGATCAATCCGCGCAAGCTGTGCAACAATGTCGCCTTGCAGCGTTGCCAGAAACTTGTTCACATCACGCGCTTGCCCCGCGGCTAGCCTTTGCAGGTCCAGCGCACGGGTTTGCATGGCGTCTAAGATTTTATCGTTTGCAGATGCCATTCTTCCCCTTGTCCCCAGCAACAACTGGAATATGCTGCATTGCTGCGTCTTGGCGATCTATTTCGGCGCATCTTTTAACTTGCTTTGTCCCCCTACCCAGCCTGCCGACATTTCTATTAAAAAGTTTAATAATGGCATCTCTTTTTTCGTCAGTTCTTATAGACATTTGGCCCCCTTATTTATCTGGCTCGCGCTCTTTGTTAAACGAAACCCAACGGTTTGCGGATTGGAATACGGCAGTCGATTTCCATCTGGTCCCAAGAGCCTTGAATGTGTTCGGTGTTTTGTCACGTGTACTTCGTCAGCGTAGATGCCTGACTCCCCACTCCCCGGTTCGTAAACTTCTCTTGATCCCGCCATGTCATTCTCCTTTGTTACCCTCACACCATACCCCGCCCCGCGCGCGAAATCAACGCTTAGGCTTTTACGTAAATATTGAAGTTAGCACAAAATCAACAGTAGATGTGCCTGTCACGTTATCGTTCGCAGCCCCCAGCGTCATTGTCATAGCAATACCGTTAGAAAACGAAAGGCCCTCGCTTGGGATAGGGTAGGCTAGGGTAGCAGCAACCGGTAAGGCTATAACAATGACAGGGGTTCCAGCACCCGCAACAGGTGTTGTCGCTGAATCGTAAATCTTAACGTAACGCGGTGTTGCCGTAAGATTTGTCATAACGATCGCCCGCAGATTAGACGCTTGCCCACGCAAAACCCTAGAATTTACGTTTACAGGGCCAGCCGCGCCCACATAATAATCATTAAGAAGAGTCTCTGCGTCGGTGACAATGCCTACGTTACCGATCTTTTTAGTCGTCTCAGGGTTTAGCGTAACAGGGCCAATAGCAGCAATAAGGCCAGATGAGTTTTCGTCCCTATGTCCAAACGCGACGCCCTCAATAATGCCTGAACTGTAGGCTGTAGCGCGGATACGCACGAACCTATAAATTGTTGGAACCTTTATCAACCTATTTTCTGTGGTTGATGTTTCGCCGTTTGCCAGCCCGCCGCTTGGATTTGAGGTGACAATAGGGTAAAACGTGCCGCCATCATTGGAGCCTTGAAAAGATATAGTCGCCACCCAATTACCAGTTAGCTGCAGGCTGATAAACTTGTACTGAGACACGTCAAGGGACGCAATTAGATCGTCGTTTAATGCCTGCACGTCAGTCACCGCAATCGGTATCGGAAGGGATTGAAAACCCACAACTCCTTGATCGTCCATCACTGTTACTTTGAGCGATTTTGAAACTGGAAACACACCTGCGATGTCGGTGCCTTCCCCTCTAATCTGTGTTGACATATTTTATTCCAATCGTGTGTTAAGCTAAGGTCCAATTGACCAGATAAAGCCCTTGCGCGGGGCCGTGTTCCATTGTGCCGTGAATTGTAAAGCCTACGCCCACCGTGTAAGCGCTAACCGCGACGCGAATAGGGTCAATCAGCAGGTCATTCAATGAGTTATCCGCCGTGGCTTCAATCCGCATTTGCAACATGACAACAGACGTTGACGTAATGCCCGAAAGCCCCGTGATGTCTACGGTTGCGATGTTGCTGTCGTCTGCAAAGTCTAGCGTTGCAATGCCGCTTGGCCTAGCCGTGGACGGCCCGCCTGCAATCATTCCGTGAAACTGTGACCCGTCTTTGCCTTTGGGCAGCTTGCCCGCGTCGATCGTGCGCCCGTCTGTCAGTGTGACAATAAGATGCCCGCGCTTGTCTACGCTTGTGTTGTCAACGCCCACGCCGTCAGCGCCGTCGGTTGCTGTGGCGTCTTTGCCGTCGAGACCGTCTTGGCCGTTTATTCCGTTTGTGCCGTCCGTGCCGTCTTGGCCGTCAATTCCATCTTGACCGTCTTTGCCGTCTGCGCCGTCATCGCCGTCCGCGCCATTGGAACCGTCTCGCCCGTCAGTGCCGTTGTCGCCGTCCAATCCATTCCCGCCGTCAAGGCCGTTGATGCCATTTTTCCCGTCCGATCCATCTGCACCTTCCGTGCCGTCAGCCCCATTCGTGCCGTCTTGCCCATCAATGCCATTGATCGCCTTGCGCGCCTCGACAGCCTTTAGCCGGTCACGCAACAGCGCAAAGCCCTTGCCGACAAACTCGCCTAGATCATCATGCATTCGCGGCCCTACTTCTTTGGCTTTGGCTTGCGTTTGGTTGTTGGCTTTTTAGGGTATCTCATGGGGCGCTCCTATTTGCGATGTAATTTTTACAAAGAAATTCTAAAAAAGTGTGGGGCAATACTTCCAAAAAGAAAGCAAAAGGCAAAGAACGCCCAAACATGCCAGTTTTTCCGTGGTTTACTTTTTAGCCAGTCAATCATTTTTGCCCCTATCCATTCAATGCGGCAAGCGCGTTATCAACAGCGCTTGGCCCGGTAAGATCCAGCGCCTCGCCCGTCAGGTCCGGCGCTTCTTCGCTGATTGCGTCCATGTCGGTTTCCGTATCCAGATCAGGACGCAGGAACCCGCGCCGCTTGCGTTCCTCATAATACGCTTCTTTTGACAACAAGCCAAGCGACACGTCGGATTGCATAACCTGCACTTCCTGCGCGGTAAGCGGCGTGATGCCAAATTCCTTGTTGACCTGCACCGTGATATTCTCCTCGGGCAGCCCAGCATAAAACGACATCCAGAACAAAGCCTGCTCAAGCGCGTCTTTCAGGTTGTCGGCCATCATCGCAAGCGTGGATGTTTCTTTAATGGCATCCAGCGCCGCCCCTGTCGCCGTCTCATTGCTTTGAACCAATAGCTGCAAGCCAAGCGCCTGCATTTGGAACTCTAAATCTTTCAGATCAGTACGGCCAGCGCCAATCGCCTGCCCCGAGTGTTCAACCCACGACAATTTGGCATCGGCATCGCGCGACGTGACAGCTTGGCTTGCGCTGATAACAAGCGGTTCATCGTCACCGCGACCAGACGCAAACAGGATCGGCACGCGGGCAAAATGCAAAATGTTGCGCTGGTCTGATTGCGATTGCCAGTGCGCAATGTTGACATCGGCCAAATCCTCAAGCACCGGTTCGCCAGTGAAAAAGCCTGTGCGCTGTGCGTAGAACGGAATAACTGTGATTTCTTCCGCGTTGGTCAAGTATTCGTCGTGCAGGACAAACTTGTCTTTTGCGTTCTTGCGGTAGACGCGCACAAAGACAACGCCGTCGCGGCGCGTAATGACCCGCACTTGGTCAACCGTTACCTGCGAAAATTCGTCTTGCGGGTCGTCAACGCTTATGCTTTCCGAGATACGCAGCATGGACAACGCCAGCACGTTGTTAAACATTTCCGTTTTGAAGCCCAAGATATTCTCAACGGTTAGATGGACCATATAAGGCCGCAGTCCCAATGCGCTGGCCTGTGCGCGCGTTGTGTCACCATCGCGGCGCGGGGCATCGACCATGATATACGAAACACCCGGCACAAACGCATCCTTAAACACGTCAGACGCGAAGGCGCTTAGATCCTGCCCTTGCATGTTGATGTCGGTGGCAAACTCTTTTAGACGCTCCGGCCCTTCGCTAATTTCAATCGGCTTGGAAAACACGCGGCCTGTCATGTCTTTGACTGTCTTGCGCATCCCGTTGAACAGCCAAGATGATGCGAGCCGCGCTTGATAATCTTCGTCGGCTTCGGCCTTGAACTTTGGCAGGTAGGTTTTGCCTTCCTTGCGCATGGCATCGGATCCGCCCATCAAGGCCCGCCCCTTTGCGGCCGCTTCGATCATTTCGGCCATAACAGCCGTGCGTTTGTTGACTGTGTCAGACATGTTATCTTGTTCCTGTGATTAGATCGTGTTTAATTACTTCAAGAATGCCGACTGCATTGGCAAGCGTGACGCGGCCCGCGTAGAAGTAGATCAGGCTTTCAATTTCTTCGTGCAGGTCGTGCGCGTCGTTTCTGATTTTCGCTTCTGATTGCAATGACGCTGCGAGAAAGTCCCAATCGCGGCCAAGTGCTGCACGTTCTTGCTCTTGCTTTTCAGTCCTTGGCATTGGGTTCATCCTCTAAAATGGCAGTGCGGTTGATGTCATTGTGCTTCGATCAATAGGCCAGACGCGGTGTACCATGTAACCAATTGCGGTCGTAATGTGTTGTGTGTCGTTTTTCTGGTCTTCTTGGAAGGTGCTGCCCTTTTGAAGCTGCACGGTCGCCAAGCCTTTGTTGCAATACGGCGCCTTAACGGGGTTAACGAAAAGACGCCTTTCGCCCGTCGCGTTGCATATCCTTGCCCGCACCGCGTTTTGTCGATCTTTAATTGCTGGCGCGGCCCTTGCGACCTTGCGCGAGTAGGTCCAGCCGTTTGTTTTTAGCACGTCCTCTATCTCGGTGTAGTCAGATGCGTGTCCGTGCTTTTCGCCAGCGCGCCCGGCTGGATCGCCGTAAACATCAACGTGCTTATTCTTGTGGTCCTTGTATCGCTCCACAAATTCCGTAGCGGATTGCCGCGACACCGCGCTGGTCAGCACGATCTCATCAAGCAGGTAAAGCGCGTCATTGCGCACAACACCGATTGCAGATGATAGCGGCGTGTAGTTCTGATCGTGCATCCATGCTATGCGCTCATGCGGTTGGATTGTCTCGCTTGTTTTGTTGCCCTGCCCGTAATCCTCATAAATCCGGCCCGTTGCTGTCTCAAAACTTGCTTCGAACTCTTGCTTGAATTGCATTGGCGACATTACGCGCCGTGCAGACTCAATCACGTCCTCCGGCAGAATGTCCGACGATTTCCAGTGATACGCCGCCCAGTCTGGATCGCCAGAGTTTAGGGCATATTGATACATGTCGTAGTAATGATTTAGGCCATCCGGCACGCCAATTAACCAGCACCATGCGCGATAGTCAGGGCGCAAAGGTGACACGGTATTCAATGCGGGCAGAATGTTAGACTGCCACGCGCTTTCCTTCACGTCCGCGATTTCATCAATCACGCCGCCCGTCCAAGGTATGCCCTCGATACGCTGCGGCTTGTCCAGGCCGATCATGTGGATTTCGGACCCGTTGGGCATAAATATCTTTAGATCGCTCTCACTAGGCCGCTTTGTGTGCGCTGCGCTAAACGTCATCGCCTTCATGTCGTCCCAGAAGATCTTCTTGACCTGATCGCGCGTAGGGGCTGCACAGAAATACAGCTCGCCCGCGTTCTTCATCGCCTGCTTGGCAACGTACCGCTTGGCCCGTTCAGTCTTGCCTGATCGTCGCCCAGCAGGCACAACCTTAAACCGCACAACCTCGTCGCGCAGTCTTACTTGCTCGGGAATGTCGATCAGATCATACCAGCGTGATGCTTGCCGATCAATTTGCAACGTCATCCGTTCAGCTTGTCTGCTAAGTTTGTCAGCGCATCTGATAGCGCGGCGCTTGCGTCGGCCTCTGGTGCAGGGTTTTCGCTCCACCTTGCCCGCGTTTTTAGCCAAAACATTGCAGCCTTTAGGCAGTCGCTATAAGAAGCCCCCTCCGAAATAGTTGACCCGTTCGCGGATCGAAAGACAAAAGCGGCAACCTCTGCGTTTCGATCAATGCTGGCCTTGTCCAATTCCTCTCGGTAGAATTTTCGCAAAGTATCGTCGCTAAGTCCTACGAATGAACCGATATGTTCTTGTGTGATCCCAAAAGACGAAAGCGCAAAAACCTGCGCCCTTGTTTCTTCTGTTGGTTTGTGTGTCATTGATAAACCCTAACTATCGGACCAATGTTTATTCTGATATGTGGCCTTTGGCTTTGCACCACCAGATAATTGTTTTTCAAAGAACCCTTTAACGCATTCCCGCACAACCGAAGAAGATTTCTCCCATCCGTCTTTCATGTTTTCAAAGTGGTGGTGTAAAAAATCAAGGTAAAACTGTGTAATTTCTGCGTCCTCATAGATTGCAAAGGTTTCGCATGTTCGGTTGGCATTTAGGTTCATGCTTGAAATGATCGTCACTGAGTATTCAGCGTTTTTAATCACAACAAATTTTGCGTGCATTTCGCTCGTGCGGATATTTTCCGCCCCGAATAGGTCTTCGATGGCCATTGCATATTTAGATTGTCGGTTGATGTAGCTGTGATCAGTTAGCAATCTGATACCTGTTATCAGGTTTGTCTCGCGCATCCACTGGACTTGGTGCGCGTCTTTGATCCCGGCGCTCCATGTAGCAATATATAAATCGGCCGGCCCAGTCTTTTTCAGGATTGAGTGGATCATGTCGATCAAACTGAATTGGCCCATCGTTAGGCCCATCACATGACACCCTTTAATAAATCCTTCGGTCGCGGCGTCGGCACCTTCCTGCTGGAAGCACCCAATTTCGGCTTTTTTGAAACGAAAGTTTGAAACGGTCATTTTTTTTGGTCCAATTTGGAAAGCAATTCAGTAACGGTTTTTTCTGTTGCTGCAATTTTAGGCTGTAACATATCCACTATATCAACGGGAAGCCAAGCCGCGACGTATCGCAGGCCAGCCTTTTCCAATGCGCGCCGCTTGCGGGGGCGGGTTAGGTTCATGCAAACCACTCCACATCACCGCGGCGAATGAAGATCCCCTTAATTGTGTCGCCGTCCATGTCGGACAATTCATAAAGTTCTGGCTCAATGTCCATAATGTGACGGGCGTGCAAATCCGCTTGCGCGTCACAGTCGCATGATTGGGTGTCGATAACGCGGAAGGTTTTTCCATCAGATGTTTCGTCGTATGTTCCAAAAGTGTAGGTCATTGTGTCTCTCCTGCGGGCTGCGACCATCGCCGCCCTTAGAAATACATTACCGTAACGCGTAACGGCTCGCAAGGTAAATCGTTACGCGTAACGTAATTAGTTTAACCTTTGTTTAATCGTTAAGGCATCCCGCCTATAGAAAAAGCCCGCCCTGTTTATGGGGCAGGCTCTTGGTCGTGTTTGGTAGGAGCGGATGGATTCGAACCAACTCACTTTACGAACTGGTTTACAGCCAGCCGCGCCTCGCCATCTGCGCCGCGCTCCCATTATTTGATCCCGTTAGTATTGCGGGCTGTGTCTCTTTGCATACGCGCCCGCAGACATACTTCATAACGCTTGTGACACTTAGCTTCCCATTACTTACGGGACAAGTTGAAGCGCGGTTCATGCCTTGGGTTTTAGCGACAGGCAACACTCCGCTTTCGTGCCGCGCCTCATGATGTGTGAAGCTAACCATTCATCGGCGCTTCAAGGAGTCCAAGCCTCACTTGTATCGCATCACACAACATCAAACGCAATTAGTCACCACAATAAATAGCACGTTTTAGCGGTTAGTCAACCCGCCAAACGATCGAGCCCATCGCGCAGGGCTAGAATGCTGTTCGGCATGTGGTCTGTCATTTTGAAACATTCGTCCTGAAGCATTGCTGTGCGAACGCGCCCGATCTTGTCACGCATTGCGTAATAGCGTTTGTAAACGTCTGGATCACCATCGCCGCTGTCAAACCCGCCCGACGATACTGCCAAGCACGACTTGCTTTCCGCAATACCGATTTCGCCCTTATAGGCTGCATAAACCTGCGAGAAGTCGCGGGCTGTCTGCTCTTGCTGTGGTGTAATGATGCCTTGAACCATTAAGCGCCCGATCATATCGCACGATCTGTCAACGTATGGCCCAACTGTGTCTTTACCTGGTGTCGCCCAATTACCTCGCGCCAGACGCTCGTTTGTTGGCGTTGCGGTATGGTTGTGACCCAACGATGCGACAACGCCCTGTGACGGCTGCTTTGCGGCCTGTGGCGTTGACTGCGCCCGCTTGTTGCGTAGTTGCTGCGCTTTGGTGGTCAAGTGCTGGCCTTACCTGATTTAGGGAGGTTTTGTCGCGGCCCGCCCAAACTGGGAGGAAAAGCGGGCCACTAGCAACAAAGAAAGGAACAATGACGATCCATGCACCTAATTTGCATCATTCCTGCGATAGTGTCAAGGCTTATCAATTTTCATCATCTTAACCGAAGCGCAATCAATCACACCGTCAATCGTGTTGTAGGTCATCTTGTGTGTGTCTACGTCGTGTGCGATGACACTCCAGAAAAAACCATGCCTGCCAAAGAGTTCATGCGTCACAACAACAGGGTCCGCAGGCTTTACGCGGTATTTTACGTGTTCAAACCAGCTTAACTTGTGATCCATATCAATCCACGTACCCCTGCTTGCACTAGCCATTTGAATGACTGCCCCATTGTGTTCAGCCAAAAGCAAAGCCCCCTGCGCCTCTGGTGTCATGTCACCCCAGATCGGGTATTCGTCATCTGCGGTGACTGTTGATCCGGCGCGCGATACCAGTTCCCATGTTGCGCTACGGCCGTTGTAACCGCCTTTGACCGTTAGCTCCTCGTTAGCGTGTCCAAGCAAATATTTTCCGCCAGTCACATAAAGACTAGAGTCTAGATCATCAACACATCGCACCGTGTCGCCCACGTTGTACCCTAGTTCTGCAAATGTCTTATTCATTGTTTTCGCCCTTTGCTTGCTTGCGTGCGTTTTGCTTCAACATGGCATATGATCTTGCGCCGAATACGCATGTTGGATTTGCTGCGGACCAGATGGACACCGACGAAGGCGACACCCCGGCTGCGATTGCTGTTTCTTTCTTCGTCATGCCCTTGGCCGCGCACTCGCGATAAAACACGCCGATGTTTGGATCGATCTGCGGCATTCTTTCGTCCGGCTCAATGCCGAGGGCAATGCAGTCAGTGCGGATCGTGCTTTTAGATGCGCCAAGAACCTTTACAATTTCTGTTGTTGTCGCACCTGCCGCGACCAGCTTGGCAACGGCGCGGCGGCGTGCTTCAATTTTCTGCACTACGTCTGCGATTGTGTTGACTTTCTTTTGAGCCTTTGGGCGTTTGCAGGCAATAGGCGCGCTTAGACGCACAACAGGAACCGCTTGCGACCTAGCGTATGCCTTGCGCGCCTCAAGGCTTGCTACGGTCGCCTCATGGCTTGTGTAATCAATTGGCGGCAGCGTGCTAAATGGGAATATGTTCTGCACGGTGCGGGTTAGGAAAGTTTGCATTGCTTGGGTTCCTTTGCTTCGATTGCTATTTGTGCGGCTTCGGTCATTTTTTCAAACGTGCTTTTATTCTGTTCGCCAGATCCGGACGCCGCTGCCTTCTTTGCGTGCTGCAAACTTGATGTTGTTCTTGTGTCCCCAAACATATGCGCCTGTTGACGGCCTTGACTTAGCGCCCTTTGGCTCGTTATCAAAAAATACGCTGTCACCAATTTCCATATCTCGCCATTGATACTTGTTGGGACCGCCTGCGGCTGAAGGAGGCACAGGGATGTTTTTATCAATCTTCATTTGTTTTGTTCCTTTTTTGTTTAGCATTACCAATGTCTAATCTATTAAACTAGCCATAGCAACCCCAAAACTCAATGTTAAGAAAGATTTGCAAATTCTAACTTTGGGATAACTTTTAAGCTCTTGAAAACTATAGGAAATACTTGATCTTGATATTCTAGAAGTTAAGAGAGAGTAGTAGTAGTAGTAGTAGTAGTAGTCTATGGGTCATTTTTTATGGCTATTTATGAGTTATTAGGATTCTAACTCGTAACTTAGCAAGATAGCGTTTTTCCTATACATATCAAAGGCTTAAAGTTATTTTCAAAGTTAGAATGAAAAAATCTTTCTTAACATTGCAGCCTATAAACAAAAAAAGCGAGGCAACAGCCCCGCTTTATCGCATTTTGCAAGATAATGATTTATGGCCGACGCGGACCTAAATCGTGCGCCAGACAAACACCTTTTCCTTTTTGTACGTCCGCCCAGTCGCCACTTTCTTGACAACTCCGCGCGCTTGCAGGTCCAACATCATGGTTTCAATTGTCAGCTTGTCCACCTTTGACCGGCTCGACAAGACGTTTGTTGACGCCCCTGTGTCCGCATCAATGTAGCCCATCAGCCGCGCCGCCAATGCCTCTTGCGGCTTGTCTTTTTGGTTGTCGTTCGCAAAGACCAGCGCGACCTTGAAGTCCATTTCGTCCTTCACATAGGCCAGCGCCCAGCGCACATGCTCAATCGTCCTGCGCCCGTCTGGAATTGCAAGAATAAAACTGACCTTGGCGATCAACTCGTAACCGCGCCGGATCATTGCAACAGACGCTTCGCCCGTTTTCTCGCCCATGTGGTCCGCATAGTCGATCAGCCATTCGTTGATGTTGACCAGCGCAGCGGCTGCATCGTCGTCCGTCTTGACCAAAAACCGCTTGCCCGCGTGTTCAACGCGTTCGCCCTCGTTACCGTATAGCACGCCCAAACGGCCTGCCATCATCATCGGCATTTCTTTGCGCTTGAACCCCTTGCGCGCGCGCGGGTTGATGTCGCGCTCGTTTACAATAATTGCACGCCCGACAAAACCTTGGGTGGCGGTTTCGCCGTCCATAATGCCGTCAAACGTGCTTGGCGTTGTGAACCCGATCAGCGACAAAAACGGACGCTCAAGCCCGCTGTCAATCATGCTTAACATGCGTTCGGCCTCCCTGATCCGATCCGTGTCGTCATTGTCCTGCGCCTTGGATAGCTGGCCCACGTATATTTTGCGCAATTCCCGCTTTGTGTCACCGCTTAAAAGAAAGCGACTGTTTGCTTTTGAATATGCGTTCATAATAATCGCAAACACGCCCTCCAAATAAGACGCCCCCCCGCGCTTTTGTGCGTTGCGAACCTTGCCGAGAAAGATACCGATTTCGTCAATGTTGTAAAACGCGGCTTGGTGTTCGATCAGATTGCGCGTGATTTCTTGTTCCGACTTGATGCCGCCCTGCAATGCGCCTTGAATGCCAGCCGCGATGTGCAGTTCTGTAAAAGCCTGCATAACCGCTTCCTTGCCAGTAGATGATGCCGCGACACAAAAGGCCAGCATATTTGCTGTGACCGCGTTTAATTCATCCTCGTGCGACATTCCGCCGATGTTAGCGATTGCGCATAGACCAGACGCAACGGCCAAGCGGCGGCGCGGATAACGGCACTGACTGTCAATCCAATCAACCACTTGCCCGACAAAGCCCGGCGGCGTTAGCAGATCCACCGCCGACACGTCCAGCGGCATGTTTAGCCCGTCGTCAACTTCGACGTGTTCGGGCGGGCTGCGAAATTCATCCTGCACCAGCCCGAAATCCTGATCGGTTTTTAGCGTAATTGCGTCATATTCTGCAATTGCCGCGATCCGCTTTTCTGCGTCGCTGTCGTATTTCCTTTCGTCAAACTCTTTTTCACCCGTTGGCGCATAGTCCGCCATGTTCCATATGTTGCTGTCTGTCATACCTGCGCACCTGCCCAATTTATAAATGCGGCCTTGTCGTCGTCGCTTAGACGCCGAAAACATTCCGCCATTGTGATTTTTGTTTGCTTTGTTGTCATTTCAGTTTCTTTCAATTTCAGCGCCGACGCAAGAAAGTATGCGGCCAGTTCGTCCGGGCTTGCAAGATCCGCCCAGAACATTGCGTCGCGCCGGACCTGTTCGGGAAACATAGAAACGTCTGGAAAGCTGGACCCGTGATGTTGCAACCATTCCGAAACCGTCAGCACGGCTGTTTTTTTGTCAATCGTTGCGCAATCACTTAGGCCAAGCCATAGCAATTCCGCGCGCCTTTCCTTTGTTATTGTCATCCACGCACCCCCAACAAATAATCGGACAAGGCTGATATAGTGGCGTAGCGCGGGCTGGCCTGCTTGCCGTCGCGTATGTCTGCGATTGTTTTAACTGACAGGCCCGTGGCCGCCGCGACCTTTACAAGCACACGATCTTGTAGCTTTGCTTTTATTTCATCTAGATATAGCATATGTCACCTTTGTTTGCTGTATTCCTTAAATTAGGTATTGCACATCACCAGCATAAAGTGCAATACCTGATTTGCGGGATAAAAGAGCGAACCCGCCGCTCGGGCCAATGCGCCAAACAAAGGAAAAACAAAGTGAGTATCTTAGATCAGGCAACAGTGCCGACATCGGGACCGCAAGTCATATCAATCTGCGGTGATGCGGGTACAGGCAAAAGCAGCCTTGC